GCCCCCTCCGGTACTGGACGCAGACCAGCTCTGGGTGATACTATCAGGCATATTGGGCATCGCTGGGATGAGGTCTTTTGAGAAAACCAAAGGCGTTGCCAGCAAATAAAGGTTGCCCATGCCACTTTCCAAGTTACTTTTTAAGCCGGGGGTCAACCGGGAAAACACCCGTTACACCACCGAAGGCGGCTGGTACGACTGCGACAAAGTCCGGTTCCGTCAAGGCAATCCTGAGAAGATTGGCGGCTGGACACGCTTCAGCGCGTTTACGTATCTTGGCGTCTGCCGGTCACTGTGGAACTGGATCACCCTTGGCGGGGCCAACCTGCTGGGTGTGGGTACAAACTTGAAGTTCTACATCAATCTGGGCGGGCAGTACTATGACATCACGCCAATCCGTGCATCCAGCACCATCAACAACAACCCGTTTGTAGCCACGCTTAGCTCCAGCGTCATCACGGTAACCGACACGGCTCATGGCTGCTTGACCGGGGACTTTGTGACTTTCAGTGGGGCTGTTGGCCTTGGTGGCAACATCACAGCAACAGTTTTAAATGCCGAGTATCAAGTCACTGTTATTAATGCAAACTCGTACACCATCACTGTTTCTGCTGTGGCCAACGCTACGGACGTATCAGGCTCTCCCGGCGGCGGGGCTTCGGTTGTCGCAGCTTATCAACTCAATACTGGCCCTGAAGTACAAATACCGCTGGTTGGGTGGGGTGCAGGTGGTTGGGGCGCTGGTGTGTGGGGCACAGGAGCATCGGACCCAATCGCTCTCCAGTTGTGGAACCAGTTTAATTTTGGCGAAGACTTAATTTTTGGGCCACGCGGTGGGGGTGTTTATTATTGGGACGCATCCGCTGGTACTGGAACCCGGGGGGTCAACCTGACCGTATCAGGTGACGCAGACACGCCGCTGTTCCAGAACAAGATCGTCGTTTCAGATGCGTCGCGCTTCACGCTGGTCTTCGGCACCAACGATTACGGCGTGGCAACGATTGACCCCATGCTGATCCGCTGGTCAGATCAGGAAAACCCTTTTGTCTGGACTCCGGCCATCACCAACCAAGCAGGCAGCATCCGGTTGTCGCACGGCTCTGAGATCGTCACGGCCATTCAGACTCGACAGGAAATTGTCACGTTCACCGATCAGGCGCTGTACTCGCTGCAATACCTTGGGCCACCATACGTCTGGGGCACGCAGTTGCTTGGAGACAACATCTCGATCGCAAGCCCCAACGCTGTAGCACTTGCTTCTGGCGTGGTTTACTGGATGGGCGTGGACAAGTTCTACGTGTATGACGGGCGTGTGCAGACGCTCAATTGCGACCTGCGACGCTACGTGTTTGGTGACTTCAACCAAGACCAAGCCGCGCAAGTGTTTGCGGGGACCAACGAGGGTTTCAACGAGGTCTGGTGGTTCTACTGTTCGTCGGATTCTACCGTGGTGGACAAGTACGTCATCTTTAACTACCTTGAAAAAATCTGGTATTACGGCACCATGGAACGCTCAGCATGGCTGGACACCGGTTTGCAGGCTTTTCCAATTGCCGCGACCTACATCAACAACATCGTCAACCACGAAGACGGTGTGGACGACAGCTCCACGGCTGCCGCAGCGCCGATTGTGGCAAACATCTCGTCCTCGGAATTTGACATTGGGGATGGCCACAACTTCGGTTTTGTCTGGCGGGTGCTCCCGGACTTGACGTTTGGCGGGTCTGCGTCCTCTCCCACGCCGCAGGTCACAATGACGCTGCAAGGGCTCACAAACTCGGGCTCCGGGGTCACAGCTTCTGCAAATCAGAACGTAATCAAGGGCAGCAACTACGTGATTACCGAAGAATTTACTGGGCAGATTTACACCCGGGTGCGTGGGCGACAGATGATCTTCAAGATCGACTCCGCCCAAGTGGGCACTACGTGGCAGCTTGGAGCGCCCCGGTTCGACATCCGACCTGATGGGCGTAGGTGACCTAAAGTATTACACATGGCTGAACTAAACGCAACCCCACCTAACTTGCCGCTGGCCCCTAACGAGTACGACCGCCGGTATCAAGACCAACTGAACAACGTCATACGCTTGTTTTTTAACCAACTGTCTAACCCCGGTGACATGGGCGGGGCTACGCTCAACCTAGACCTCGGTACGCTGCCGACTGAAGCCGATCTACCTAATTTAAGGCTTGGTGACGTTTACAGGGACACACAGGACGGCGTGCAGGTAAACAGCCAAATGCTTCGCATAAAGACATCAACATGATACCATCCAGCAACCCTATTTTTAAGAGGCAACTATGAGCCTACACGCCCTTGCCAACGACATGGCTTCAAAAGGCCGATATGGCGACTCGATGCTGGTGCACATGGCACCCAACGAAGTTGCTGGCCTGCACGCTCTTGCCCTTCGCCACGGCGAAGAACTGACCATCAACCCTGAAACGGGTTTGCCTGAAGCGTTCAAGCTGAAGTCTTTGCTCCCAATGATTTTGGGTGCGGCATTGGCTCCTTTGACCGCAGGTACGTCACTGGCGTTCCTTGGCGCTACGCCTTTGGCGTCTGCCCTTACTGTTGGCGCGGGCTATGGCTTGGCCAAAGGCAGCTTGAAAGAAGGTCTGTTGGCGGGTCTGGGTGCGTATGGCGGCGCTGGGTTGGCCGCAAGTCTTGGCTCTGCAGGGGTAAGCGAAGCTGCCGCACAAGAGGCGCTTAAAAGGTCCACGGTGGAAGACGCCATCCGCATGGACCTGCAAGAACGCGCCTTATACGCCCCCGTTGCAAATACGGCCACAAGCACGGCTACCGCAGCCCCGACTGCCGCGCAAACGGCCTCGGATATCAGTGGTCATGGGTACGGCGCACCGGGGTCTGAGGCAGTTGCCCCCGTTACAACAACTACTCCCATGACCTCCGTGGCCAGCGCACGGGTTCCGGGATCGCCTATGGCCCCCATTTCGGGGGAAGAAATTGCAAGGGCCGGGTTCCAAGGTGCCGCACCCCCCACAGGGCTGGATGCGCTGAGCAAAGGTGCACAGAGCATCTACGACAAGGGCCAAGTGGGTGATTTCTTCACGAACAAAGCCAACAGGGGCTTCACGATGGCTGCAGCGTCATCTGCGCTGATGGCTCCCGAAGACGAAGAAGGTATGCCAGAGACCAAGCGGGACCCCGGCTATATCCGCCCGGCCCGTTACGACTGGCGCACCGGTAAGTACCAGTACTTCGACCCTGTCAAGGCTTCGGAGTGGGGCACGCGCAACCTGTCCGAATACACCAACCCCATCGATCCCGGCGCACGCACGCCGATCGGCGCAAAAGCTGGCGGTCTGATGGCTCTGGCCAACGGCGGAGCTGTTGCGTTTGCGGATGGCGGAGAAACTGACCCTAATTACGCTGAAAAACGCTTAGCCAGTATCAACGCTTTCTTGCAGACCAACCCCAGCGCAGAAGCTCTTGCCGCTGCACAGGATTACTACAAGGTAGGCGGAGACGAGCTTGAACGTGCCCGTGCGTATGGCAACGTGGGTTCTGCTCCGGGCTCCGATATAGCCAATGCACCTACTGGCCCTGTTGTCGGTGGCGGCGGTTATGACCCCCGCCCAACTGTCAGCGCGGGCACCGTGGAGCAAGGGTACTCGCAAGCCTACAGCCCTGAGCAGGTGCAGGCCATCCGCGCCGGGTTTCTGGACAATCGCGACGACCCCCAGAGAATGATGGAGCTGATGAACCAGTACGGCGTCAACGTCAAAGATATTGCCACGGCCATGGGTGGCTCGGAGAAGGGCTACCAAAACATCTTCTTGCAAGGCGGTGCGGACCCGTCGTTTGGCGGCATGGGCGACTACAAAGCAACAACCAACGACAAGGCGTACCTCGACAACATGTTGAAGCAGCCCAACCCGTTGGGTCAGGGCACGTTGGCAGACGTGTACAAGAAGCAAGGCATCGACCCCTACACTGACCCTCGCGTGCTGACGCAAGCCCGTGAAGAAAATGAACGTCTGGCCCGCCGTAACCTGATGCGCACCAACGCAGGCGCAGACCCCGTTCCGGGCCCCGTTCCGGGCCCCGGCGGTGGCGGTGGCGGTGGCGGTGGCGGTGGAACAACACCCGGACCCGGACCCGGACCCGG